CAAGGTTTATACCTGAAAACGCAACAAAGGACAACGCAACTATGTTAAAGTACCTTAATAAGAATGTGGACACAGATACAACAAAGTCCGTTTCAATCGTATCTGTTGAAATGGTAGAACAATTGTACGGAATGACTGAGAGCAATTTTATTGCAAATGCTCAGGCAGTGGACGCAAGAACAACTACACGCGAAAGAATGGTTACAAGAACTATTACAAACGCACTTGCACAGGTAATGACAGTTAACACAGAAAACGCAACAGTTGCAACCCTTGCAAGGTTTATACCTGAAAACGCAACAAAGGACAACGCAACTATGTTAAAGTACCTTAATAAGAATGTGGACACAGATACAACAAAGTCCGTTTCAATCGTATCTGTTGAAATGGTAGAACAATTGTATGTTATGCCTGAAACAAAGTTTATGGAACTTGCAGAGAAGTTACCACCGAGAGGAACAAAGGAAGATAACGCACAGTAACAAAATCGTGTTGGCGGTCACGTTAAAAACCGCCACCTTATAACACCGCCCACAGTTGGGATAGTTCAAGTGCAACCCTTGAAGCGGTGACCGTAAAAATTAACAACGCAACCAACACCAACATTATAACAGGAGGTAACAAAAATGTTAACAATCAACCCCAATACACAGAGAGCCGAAAGATTGCTCAGTAGTGCGATGACTTGTGAGGGATTCTTTTTGCAGGATTGTTACGGTTCATTCTCACAGGCTAAGTCGAGAGCATGGAATAATTGTTTCCAAATGTACCTTGAAGAAAAGGGAGAGCATTTTCACATCTGTTCACATAACACTAATACCTTTTCCGTCGCATGGTTTACAGATGAGGGCGTGAGAATGGAAACGGCTTACAATAGTTATTTCATACCAATGGAACACGCAGTAGATAAATACCTTCATTGGTTATAATGATAGGAGAAAAAACGATGAAAAGATACAACTACTTGTTTGAAAATGAGAATGGCCCGTTCTTCGTATACTGTGAAACAGGCTTTGTGGATGCCTTAAAAATAGCCTGTGAGATAACAGAGGGGCTTGACTGTGGCGACCTTGTATGTATTGGCAAGTTCACAGATGATGAAGCCGATGATATGGGCTATGATACATACTAATGTAAAAATCGTGTGGGCGGTCACGTTAAAAACCGCCACCTTATATCACCGCCACAGTTTGGACAGTTCAAGTGCAACCCTTGAAGCGGTGCAGCCGATACCATTATTTTAACCAACAAAGTCAAAACTATAGCACAGGAAGGAGCAAAACTATGATTACAAGTATCGACAAAATTAGAGCAAGAATTCAGCAAGAATACATTGACAAGGACGCCGAACTGGTTGACAATTTCTTGTATGAACTACGCAACCCCAAAACAGTAGAAATCGTGGAAGCCTTGGAGTATAATGGTTATTCACATTTCAGAGTAATGGATGCAATCGTTTTCAGCAACATAGATTTGGTGAAAGATTGTGAAACCATAGAACAGTTTATCTACTACTATTTAGAGGATGAGGGTTTCATTGATGGGAACATACCTATCGAATGGATTGACACCGAAAGAGTGTATGATTTTCTGCTGAATTGTGGCAGTAAGATTCTACCAAATCCCAGAGGTAGTTTCGTATTTATTCGCTAACACAGTTTAACCAAAGGAGTGCAAAATTATGAGTAAAATTATGAAAACATTATCAGAACAATTAGCACAAGTAATTATTGAGAATATTGCACATCAGGCTGTAAGAGAAGCAGTCAGAGATTATAACTCAGATTATGAAAAGGTAGCAAAAAGATTTGGCTTACCAGTTGAGCATTTAAGGATAGCACTTGCTTACTTATATAGGGATATTCTTAATGTAAACATAGAAGAGGTGGTAGCAGATGCAATTGAAAAACAAACCAACGAGGATTCGTGAACACGAGAACATATTGATTGACTACATAATCAAACACTTTATCAAACGTGAGTTACAATATGCAGAGTCGAAAGCATACCCACAATACATTGAAACCTTGAACGCATTACAGGCAGATTTGGAAGCACTCAAAGAGTTCAATTCTAATTGGGTAAGAAAAGAGGACAGAAATGAAAAATTACCTTAAACACAATCGAACAAACATAATACTATCATTTATGATAACACTACTCGAATGGATTGACACCGAAAGAGTGTATGATTTTCTGCTGAATTGTGGCAGTAAGATTCTACCAAATCCCAGAGGTAGTTTCGTATTTATTCGCTAACACAGTTTAACCAAAGGAGTGCAAAATTATGAGTAAAATTATGAAAACATTATCAGAACAATTAGCACAAGTAATTATTGAGAATATTGCACATCAGGCTGTAAGAGAAGCAGTCAGAGATTATAACTCAGATTATGAAAAGGTAGCAAAAAGATTTGGCTTACCAGTTGAGCATTTAAGGATAGCACTTGCTTACTTATATAGGGATATTCTTAATGTAAACATAGAAGAGGTGGTAGCAGATGCAATTGAAAAACAAACCAACGAGGATTCGTGAACACGAGAACATATTGATTGACTACATAATCAAACACTTTATCAAACGTGAGTTACAATATGCAGAGTCGAAAGCATACCCACAATACATTGAAACCTTGAACGCATTACAGGCAGATTTGGAAGCACTCAAAGAGTTCAATTCTAATTGGGTAAGAAAAGAGGACAGAAATGAAAAATTACCTTAAACACAATCGAACAAACATAATACTATCATTTATGATAACACTACTGCTCATATTTCTACTTGCACTTGACAGACCAAATGGAACGATAGGTGTTGAAATCTTCTTCATACCATTGTGGATAATGTTCTGGGTTTGCAAGTACATAGAAGATACGAAAGAGAGGTAAAACAAATGACACTTGAACAAATGCAGAGAAAACTAAAAGTGATAAAAAACAAGTACCATTTAGGTCTTGATGTTACAAAGGATATGGTCAAATTAGTTAAGGAAAATCCACTATTCATTATGAGTGTTTTGGACGAAACTGTTGACTACTACATCGACCAAATCAATAAGGCAGAACAGGAGAGTAGAAATGCACCCTATGAAGTTAAACAGTAGGGTTCAATCACTAAAAGCGATGAACGATGTAATACAACATCTTAACAACGATGAAGCATATCAGGTTTGGTTATCAATCGGTTTTCCTGATGAACCCACACCGCAACAACTGTTAGATATTGCAGATGACACTAATTTATACAACGATATTCTAAACCATTTTATGTATGTTCTACGGAACTACTACCTTGATGGTTATATGGAATAGACAAACAATTTATCACCACAATGTCATACGAAAGGAGTAAAAACTATGGCAAGAACTAAGATGGTAACAAGAACTATTGTTACAACAAACTGTACCGCACTTTGTATCAACGTAGAAACCGCAGAACCCTTTAATCAGGATTTCACACTTGCGGGTTCATACGATGATGAGAAGAAGATTCTCAAGGAACTCAAGAAGTACGAGGATGAGAGCCACAAGATTGTCCACGTTGTTGATACCGAAGAGGTTGAAACCTTGTACGGAATGTCCGAAGAGGATTTTATCAAGTATGCAACAGTGCTTCCGCCGAGAGGAACAAAATAAGTTATAGTCAAGCGTTTGAACAATTATTGAAGAATTATTTGAAGAAAAGGAGAATGTAAAATGACAGGATTTTCAGTAACTATCAGAGAAACAAGCAGAGAAATTAGTGCAAAGGAAAGAGTAAAACTCAAGGACACCACCAACGCAGTCAAGTTGGATACTGCAACACAGGAAGGACGTGTAATTATCAACCCTGATATGTACGCAATCCTTGACATTCACAACGAGAATGGTGATGATAAAGACTATGTAAACTATGTAGTCATTGATGTTGATGGTACAAAGTATGTCACAGGTTCACAGTCATTCTGGAATTCCTTTATGGATATCTACACAGAAATGCAGAATGAAACAGAGGATTGGGTGTTGGAAGTATATCGTATGCCCAGTAAGAATAGACCTGGAAAAGATTTCATAACGTGTTCCATCGGTTAGTTAAAACTATTGGAAGTGGTAGGTGTATCGAATGTGGTATGCCTACCACGATTTTTTCTGTTTAAGGAGTAGTTAAAATGAGTAAGAAATATTATGGCTCACCTGAAGCAGTAAAAGCATACAAAAGAGAACGAGCAAGAATATCAAAACAGATATCAAGTATGAGAAAAAGAGGTTACCTTGTTCCTGACGAGGTTTTACCATCTGTACCAAAGAAAATAACACAAGGTTCAGTAAGAAGATTAAAAGCAATAACACCTAAAGCATTATACGAACAGAGTGAATATATAGAACAGTCAACAGGAGAAATTATAGAAGGAAAAAGAGGTAGATATTACGAAAGAGAGATAGCAAGTGCTAAAGCAAATGCGACTAAACAGAAAAACAAATTAGCAGAAGTAATAGCAGATGGAAAGATAGATTTATCAGACTTTGTAAACCTTACAGATTTAATAGAAACACCTGACGAAGATACACCTGAAGATTATCACTTTGTTGAAGATTATGGCAACGAAAACAACTGGGATGATTACAGTAATATTGACATAGACCCTATCGAAAGGATAAGGGATAGAATACAAACCCTTCCAACAATTTTCCACGCAACAATGAATGGTTATCGTGTAACATTGGATAAGAGGGATGCGTTTTTAAGAATCAACGAAATATTTGAAAAGAGAGTATCAGAATTTGGTGACAATTTTCAAGAAGTAGTGGATTATTGTAACAGTATAGTAAGTGAAATTGATTCAATCGCAGATGATATAATAAATGCACCAAGTGACCTTGAAAATATTAACACGCAATATGCAAGATTGATGGAACTAATAAAAGGCATACCTTTATCGAAAGATGAAAGAACGGATGCGGGGGAATTAAGTGATACCACAGACGATTGGGAAGATGAAGATTACAACGAGTGGTAGTCTGAATGGGCAATCGTAAATTCAAATATTTTATGTGCGACTTTGAAACAACAGTTTACGAGGGGCAAGTTAAAACAGAGGTGTGGGCAAGTGCGTCAGTAGAATTGTTCAGCGAGGACGTAAAGATATTCCACAGTATTGACGAACAGTTCAAGTATTTCAAATCACTCAATACAACCATTTGTGCGTACTACCACAACCTAAAATTTGATGGGGCATTTTGGATATCCTATCTATTAAATGAACTGAAATTTGAACAGGCTTATGAAACATTAGTAGATACACCTGAATCGTATGTAGTCAAATGGTTACCCATAAGCAAGATGAAAAACAACACCTTTAAGTACGCAATATCTGACAAGGGTATGTGGTACAAAATAGATATAAAGGTAAACAACCATTTGATTCAGATAAGGGACAGTCTAAAGTTATTACCTTTTAGTGTAAAAAAGATAGGTGAAAATTTCAAAACTAAACACAGGAAGTCAAGCATAGAATACAAGGGGTATAGGTATTCAGGTTGTGAGATTACAGACGAAGAAAAACAATACATAGCAAACGATGTTTTAGTAGTAAAAGAAGCATTAGAAATAATGTTCCAACAGGGACACAATAAACTAACAATAGGTTCGTGTTGCCTTGAGGAATTCAAAAGTAATTTTGACAAAAAAGATTACACAGGTGCGTTTCCAAACCTATATGATTTCGACCTTAACCCATCCAAACATAAATACAAAAGTGCGGGCGAATGGATACGGAAAAGTTATCGAGGTGGTTGGTGCTATTTAGTCAAAAGCAAGGCAAACCAAATACAGACGAATGGTACAACCGCAGATGTCAATTCCTTATATCCATCAATGATGTCAAGTGAATCAGGAAACTATTATCCTATTGGCACACCTACCTTTTGGACAGGGAACTACATTCCTGATGAAGCCTTACAACCAAGAAGATATTATTTTGTGAGAGTAAAGACACGTTTCTATTTGAAGAAAAACAAACTACCATTCGTTCAGATAAAAGGAAACTATTTATACAGAGGAACAGAATCTCTAATAACAAGTGACGTATATGATAAGAAAACAAAACGATTTTATAACCATTACACAACACCTGACGGAGTAACGCACGATACAAGAGTAGAACTAACATTAACAATGACAGACTATGTGCTACTGCAAGAGCATTATAATTTAGTAGACTTTGAAATAATTGATGGTTGCTATTTTGACGCAGTATGTGGCATATTTGATGATTACATAGAAAAGTATAAGAAGATAAAATTAGAAAACAAGGGAGCAATACGAGAATTAGCAAAACTTTTCCTGAACAATCTATACGGAAAGATGGCTTCAAGTACAGACAGTAGTTTCAAACTTGCATACGTTAAGGATGACAATTCCATAGGCTTTATGTCGATGACAGAATCTGACAAAGACCCAGGCTACATTCCTATTGGTTCAGCCATTACCAGTTATGCAAGAAACTTTACAATCAGAGCCGCACAGAAGAATTACTATGGTAAAGATAAAAGGGGTTTTATATATGCCGATACGGACAGTATACATTGTGACTTAACTCCTGAAGAAATCAAAGGTATTACTGTTCACGATAAGAACTTCTGTTGTTGGAAACTTGAATCCTGTTGGGACAAAGCCATATTCGTAAGACAGAAAACATATATCGAACACATCGTACAAGAGAATTGTGAAGATATTGATGAACCTTATGACAACATTAAGTGTGCTGGTATGCCACAGAAGTGCAAGAATCTTTTCGAATTATCAATGCAAGGATATGAACCAAAAGAGGGCGATGATTTTAACGAAGAAGAATTGGAATTCTTAAAAGAAAAAAGAACATACACAGATTTTAAGATAGGTCTAAAAGTGCCAGGGAAACTATTACCAAAGAGAATCGAAGGTGGTATAATCCTTGTGGACACACCTTACGAAATGAGAGATATAAAATGGTAATAAAAGAGGGAGAGCAATCAACGATTGTATTCTCCCCCTTTTTATATCCTTAACTTGTGCCTGTCCAAAGCGGTAAGCAAATCCGATTATAACTTCACAAGGCTGTATCTTCCAACAGTGCTACCCTTGTTGCTCAATGAAAAAGACACAAGCAGATATCACATTGATAATGTATTGATGATTACTTCCTTACATTTTAAGTCCTTAAATCTGAAACAACCTTTTTCAAATAGGTATCTCATATTATACATAAAAGGCTCATTCCTTTTTAACATAACATAGTTCACCTGATGGTCATTGGTGGTTGCACTTATTCTGAAAGGAAATGAAGCGTCAGCATTGTCATCGCAATAGACGATACCTAAGTCAAGGTATTCTCTCAAGGCATACATCTTCCCTTCATACTTGAGAGTAGCAACATATTTACTCCTACCCTTTGGTTTCTCTATGAAAGCATTGTTATCATTCAGATACACAGATTCAGTAGAATAAGGCAGATAGTTATTGTTGGCAAATGCTCTGTTGAAAGCACTCTCCTTTTGTGCCTTACTTGCACTCTCAACGAATCCCTGTTCCAACACAAATCCTTCACCTCTCAAGAACTTTGTTTCGCTTCTCAATCGGTTACTTATTCCCATTTCAGTATAATAAGGATTGATTATACTAACAGGGTTTGATACCATATAGAGTGGTACATATCTTACTTGTTTATTCTGTCCTCTTGCAATACTTGTATGTACCGAAATAAGTTTCGCAACCTCGTTTGAACAATAGTGATTTGTTTCACTCTGAAATTCGTCAAACAACATTCGTACAACGTCACTAAAGAGGTGTGAATTCTTCTTGATTTGGTCTGCATTATTGATACTTATGGCATACCCACAAGATTTACCATCTATATACAGTTCGTGATACACACCTGACGCACGTTTCTTCGAGGTCATAACTGTATTGGGGAAGAACAAACTACCGATATCCTTGTAGAACTTATCTGCACAATCATCTAATTCATAACTGAATCTATACACAAGGCAGAACTTCTCACCTTTATCGAAGAATCTGTTGACACAGAGCCTACCGAAATAGGTTGTCTTACCGCCACTTCGATTTGTAGTACAGATATATATTTCAGGTTTGTCACCATTTATGTCAAGCATTGATAATAATTTTGTACCATCATAATACTTACTATCCATAAAAATCCAAATCCTCCTCTCTTTAATTATATCACCTATTGACTTTTCAGTCAACATAGATTATAATAATAGAGAGGGGAAATTATATTTTTGCAGATTGCTATACAAAGGAGAAGTGGTTTATGAACGAAACTATAATCGTAGCATTGATAAGCGGTGGGCTTACATTGTTCGGAACTGTTTTGACGGTAATGGCTGGAAATAAAAAGATCGATGATAATATAAAAGTATCACAGGCTATAACTGAAACTAAACTTGAAGTTCTTACTGAAGAAGTACGCAAACATAACAACTTTGCTACAAGGATTCCTGTTATAGAAAATGACATCAAAACATTATACAAGAAAGTATCAGATATTGAAAAGGATATATAGTAAGGTGGTGATTGAATGAAGATAAATTGGAAGTTAAGGCTTCAGAACAAGGCTACACTTACTGCAATAGTAGTGAGCATAATAAGCCTTGTGTATCAGGTATTAGGTTTGTTTGATATCGTACCGCCTATTTCAGAAAACGAACTGATAAACATATGCGGTATGGTAATCAATCTGTTGGTGCTTTTTGGTATCGTAGTTGACCCCACAACAAGTGGTGTTGAGGATAGCAACAGAGCGATGAACTATGAAGTACCTAATGATGGGAGATATGACGAATGTTAAAAGGAATAGATATATCAACTTGGCAAGGTTCTGACCCACGTTTGAATGATGGTGATTTCTGTATGATTCGTTCATCCTTTGGAAGAACTAAAGATAACAGATTTGAACAGAATGTAAAGGCTTGGAAACAGTCAGGCAAACCATTTGGCTTCTATCATTTTGCTTATCCCTATTATGGCTATTCGGCTAAACTTGAAGCAAGTACATTTCTGAATGTGATAAAGCCATACATAGGTCAGGGTTTGATAGCACTTGACTATGAGGGTGACGCACATAAGGTTGGAGAAAAATGGGCGATGGAGTTTATGGATTATATCTATACGCAGACAGGAGTTAAACCATTATTCTACACAAATGCGGGTGCGTTAGGTGCTTATCCTAACATAGCAAAGAAGTACGGTCTTTGGGTGGCTCATTGGGGAGTACAATCTCCACGAATCACTCCTTGGAAATCTTACACTTTATGGCAATACAGTGGGTCACCTTTAGACCGAGATTATTTTAACGGAACAGTTGCAGATTGGAAACGACTTAGTTCTCCTACTGTTCCAAAGACTGATGCGAAAGTGAGTGATGTGAAGATGCGACAGATTAAGAAAGGTTCGACAGGAAAAGCAGTAAGGATTTGGCAAGTAATAGTAGGAGTAACGGCAGACGGAATATTCGGTAATAATACTTATAATGCTACGATTAAATTTCAAAGCAAACATAAGGACAAAGACGGAAAACCTTTAGTACAAGATGGTATCGTAGGTGTACTGACTTGGAGAGCAGGATTAGAATCCGTCAACTAAATTCTTTTTAACATTTAGCCTGTTCAGGTTAATACGAGGTAGACAATGGCTTTTCAACCGAGGTATACAAATGTAGGAATATACAATGACCCAAAGTGGTACGCAAATAATCCGTTCTATCCCAACTGGCAATTGCCAAACTGTACCTGTTATGCGTACGGAAGGTTTTGGGAATTATCAGGATTAGAACCTACCGATTTACCGAGATGGGACGCAGAGTATTGGTATCCAAATATGCCGTCAAGGTATACGAAATCTGATACACCTGTTCTTGGCTCTATTGCGTGTTGGTATGGTCCAGGAGATTACAAAGGACACGTTGCAATAGTAGAACATATATACGAGAATGGCGATATCTTGACTTCTAATAGTGGTTACTACAGACCTATTGCGTCATATCCCCCTGATTCAGTAAACTATTTCTGGACAGAAAGGTGTGTAAAAGCAAACGGATATCGTTCAACTTGGGAAGTACAAAGGGGATACTCCCTTCAAGGATTTGTCTATCCGTTACAGTACGCAGAAGGCGACCCTGTACCTGACCCTGACAACCCTGACCCTTATGACCCTATACCTGATAAGAAGAAGGGGATGAAGGCGTGGCAAATGATAAGACACAGATATATAATAAATGTGAGGTGAGAAAATGATTAAGACAAAGGACGAAATTCTTGAATCATTGAGAACGAGAATCGGTGAAGATGCCGATGATGAAACCTTATCATTCATTGAGGACATTACCGATACAATGAGTGATATGGAAAGCAGAGCAAGTGACACAACTAATTGGAAAAACAAGTACGAAGAAAACGACAAAGAGTGGAGAAAAAAGTATAGGGACAGATTCTTCGAAGGTGGCGGTTCTCCTGAACCCGACCCAATGGATGAACCTGAACCTACCAAACCTATGAGATTTGAAGATTTATTTACAATTAAGGAGGATTAAATTATGGCAAGAAAAATTGCTTATAGTACGCTTAATGCGACAACACTTGATATCCTGAATGTTATCAGGCAGAACGCTTCATATGACTATCAGCAGAATGTACCTGAAGTTACACAGGCTACGGACATTCCCAAGGTAGGCGAAGTGATTTATGGCACACCCGCTTTTGCTAATCAGTTTCTCAATGCGTTGATTAACAGAATTGCACTTGTCAGAGTACAGAGTGCTACATTCAACAATCCGTATGCTGTTCTTAAAAAAGGATATCTTGAGTATGGTGAAACAGTTGAAGATATCTTTGTAAACATCGTTAAAGCAGTTGACTTTACACCTGAAAAGGGTGAGGAAAGAGAGTTCAAGAGAAGTCTGCCTGATGTACGTTCTGCTTTCCACGTTATGAATTGGAGAGTTATGTACCCTGTTACTATTCAGGATGAGGATTTGAAACAGGCGTTCCTTAGTCTTAATGGTGTTACAGACCTTATTGCTAAAATAGTTGATATGGTTTATACAGGTGCAGAGTATGATGAGTTCCTTCTCTTTAAGTATATGCTTATCAAGGGAATTGCACATGGTGCTATGGAATATATCGTACCTACCGATGTAAGGGACGCACGTGATTATGCTAAACTTTTCAGAGGTACATCTAACATTCTTCCGTTTATGAGTTCAGCACACAATCAGGCAAATGTTAAGACCACAACACCTAAAGAACGTCAGGTAATATTTATGGACGCACAGTTCAATGCTGACTTTGATGTTGAGGTTCTTGCAAGTGCTTTCAATATGGATAAAGCAGACTTTATGGGCAGACTTTTCCTTATTGATAATTGGACAACTTTTGATAACGAAAGGTTTGACGTTATCAGAGAGAATTCTGATGGTCTTGAATTAGTAACTGATGAAGAACTTCAGATGATGGGTAGAGTAAGAGCCGTAATCCTTGATGAAAATTGGTTTCAGGTATATGATAACAACAATAAGTTCACAGAAAAGTATGTTGCTTCCGGACTTTATTGGAACTATTTCTACCACACTTGGAAAACTATTTCGTTCTCACCTTTTGCTAATGCCATTGTATTTGTTACAGGTCGTGTCACAACAAGTCCAACCTCACTTGGCTTCAAGATTGTGACAAAAGATGTATCTGATGTTGCTACTGTACTTGTATTTGAACCTGACCCGACCGCTTCACCAATGAGAAATTCAGGTGATAGAAAAGAACAGGCGGATGTTCCTGATTTTGTAAGAGGTAACTATGAATTTGTGCAGACAGAAGCACTTACAGAATTAGGAATAGCAGTTCAGAAATATGGTGCGATTATCATTCCTGCAAAGGTATATGATGTTGCAGAGGATGAACTTCCTCCTATGCTTAACGTTACAATCAAATATAATGGTAGCAATTACAATGCAACAATAAGCACTATTATGAATACAGGTCAGGAAGTACAGTTCATACTTAATGCATAGTTCAAATTCTATAAGGGTGGGGAGAGAAATCTCCCTACTCTTTATCAAAGTGAGGTGAGGATATGTATATAGAACCGAGAACAAATATAAGACTTTTACAGAATGTTCCTCTTGACGAATCATTTGACCATACTATATACTTTGCTAATGCTACTGCACAGGCTAACTATTTTATGAGTAAGCAGAAGTACAACCTTACAAACTATTCCTATCAGAGAGTTCGCAGAGGTTGGGCAAGAGTAGGTATAAATGCTGAAAACTTATATAACTGTAACTATATGATGTTTCAGAATTCAAGTTTTGGCTCAAAGTGGTTCTATGCTTTTATCAAAAGTGTCGAGTATATAAACAACGAAGTTTCTGAAATTGAGTTTGAACTTGACCCAATGCAGACTTGGTTCTTTAACTACGAAAGAGAGATGTGCTTTGTTGAGAGGAATCACACCGCAACTGATAATATAGGTGAACATATCGAGCCTGAAACTGTGGATGTTGGTGAGTATGTATTTAACAACGATTATCATAAACTTGTAGACCTTACAGACATTTGTGTGATAATTGCTATTGTTGATACAGGAAGTTCATCTATTGTGAATCCTACTGCGATATCAGGTAAGACCTTTGACAGAACATATAGTGGTGCTACTTACTATATCTATGAAGCAAGTGATATAACAAACATAAACGCATTACTTGACAGATATAAACAAGCACCTGATAGCGTAGTTGCTATGTATATGTGTCCTAAAAGGATGGTTCTTGATAGTGGTGTTGGAATACCACAAGACCACATCATTCCCAATAACTACCATTCGCCACATTATATAGTAAATGAACCCGCAATAACAACAAATGCTACCCTTGACGGATACAAGCCAAAGAACAACAAGATGTATACATATCCTTACAACTTTGTTCATATTGATGATGGACAGGGTAGTGAGATAGCATTAAGATATGAATTCTTTGAATCCTTAATGCCTATTGTGGATATTGCTTGTACGTTTACACCACCAACTGCGTGTGTATTGAAACCTAAATTCTATAAGAACAGTACCTTGGGAGCAAATGCAATACCTCTTGGTACGGAGAATATGACCTTAACAGGCTTCCCAATGTGCTCTTGGAATACAGATGCTTATGCGGCTTGGTTGGCACAGGGTACGGCAATATTATCCGCAACTGGTGCGAGTGCGGGTGCAGTTGGTGCGATGTTAATTGGGTTTGCAAGTTTACCTGTTGCGGCTGGAATTGCTGTTGCGTCAGTTGGTCATATGCTTATGAGTGGATATAAGGCATCCATTGAAGCAGATATTCAGAAAGGTGATTTCAATAACAGTAATGCTAATTTTGCACACAACTATATGAATTTCTACATGGGCAGACAAAGTTGTAACAAGGTATATGCGAGAAGAATTGACGATTACTTTACAAGATTTGGCTACGCATTAGGTATAAATGCAATACCACAGATAAATGTAAGACCGCATTGGACTTATGTTAAAACCATTGGTTGCACAATTAAAGGTTCTATTCCATCTGATGATATGAAGAAGATATGCAGTATCTATGACAAAGGTATAACATTTTGGAGAAATGCTAATGAAGTGGGAAATTATTCTTTGGATAACTCCCCACAACCCTGATAAGGCGGTGATGTATTAAATGAGCAGAAGAAGAGGAAAAAACAGAACATTCTTTGATGAGAGTCTTGATTTGAACAATTCAACGTATGGTCAATATTTCCACAGGCTTATGGAACTGTCCATTACGATGTTCAAATGGAACAACTTGCCTGATACAATTGATGAAAGATTTCTTGAACTTACTTTGTTCACAGATGGTCAGGCGGTTTTCTTTAAGGATGAAGATTTGAAGAATGACCAATTAGGTGAAGATGGACAGTATTTGGCACTACAATGTATTATCAATGGTCCGTTGAATGTATACCGAATACCGATACGCAGAAGAGCCTTTGCGGTAAGTGGTTATCAGAAAGACCTTGATATCAACAATAGTGTTATAATCTACAACAACTATCTGCACACCAATTCCGTATTGGATGTAAGAATGTTTGCGAGAAGATTATACAATATCGACAGAATCATTGATGTTAATGTCAACGCACAGAAAACACCTATACTCGTACAGGGTAGTGAACAACAGAGATTGACCTTGCTGAATCTGTATAAGGAATATGATGGTAATGCCCCTGTTATCTTTGGCGACAAGAACCTTGATATCAATTCCCTGAAAGTTCTTCAAACAGGTGCACCTTATGTTGGTGATAGACTGTTCCAACTTAAAACGCAGATATGGAACGAAGCACTTACTTACCTTGGTATCTCCAATGTGTCATATCAGAAAAAGGAACGTATGATTACAGATGAAGCCATCAGAAATCAAGGCGGTACAATTGCTTCAAGGTATGCAAGATTGGATATGCGTAGGAAGGCTTGTGAACAAATCAACAGAATGTTTGGATTGGATATCAGCGTAGAGTTCAAGGAAGATTACAGACAGGCTGACGATGAAGTTATGTTTAAGGGTGAATCTGATGGCGAATACAAACTTAAAGACAGAATGGGTACAGACCTTGCTGTAGATTTAAGAACTGATTAAGGCGGTGGTGATATGAGTAAATATACAACGGAAGTACGTTTTATTTGTGAGATGAATACAGAAGAACCTGATGTTAAAAATCCTTCACCTGATTGGTACATAGAACATTCAAGGGAAAAGATATTTGATTTTGAATATCCTATCTTTGATGAAACCTACAGATCGGTGATTGAAACTAAAATCCTTAAAAGATATTACACAAGAGAAATTTGTGCTGAAACTGTCGGTAGGTGGAAGTTGTTTCTTAACCAAAGAATGAACGAGATTATGCCCTACTACAACAAGTTATACGAAAGTGAACTATTGAAGTTTAAGCCGTTCCACGATGTTGACCTGACTATTGACCACAGAAGAGAAAACGATGGTACGGAAACTGGTCAGGGAACAAGGAATACTGACACTCAAGGGAACAATAAAGTTACAGGAACGAATTGGGAATACTATTCCGATACTCCACAGGGAACTGTTGGCAACCTTGATAATCACACTTATCTGACTAATGCGACTAAAACTACAAAGAATGAAACTACTGATTATGAACAGGGAGTTGATGAAGCAACCAGCACAAGCAAAACTGTAAATAGTACAGAAGATTATCTCGAACACATTGTAGGCAAGAGAGGTGGACAGAGTTACTCTGAATTACTGAAGAAGTACAGAGATACGTTCCTGAACATTGATATGATGGTTCTCGATGATTTACAAGATTTATTCTTTAATTTATGGTAAAGGAGAAGATAATATGATAGCAAATTATAATGTAGAATTACTGCCTTATGCTTCAACAGGAAGTTTCAGGTTTTGGTGTCAGAAGGTTCTGCCCTTGGTCTATGATAACAGTTTGAGTTATTATGAGTTACTTTGTAAGGTTGTTAAGTATCTTAATGATGTGATTCAGAATAGTGATAATATGAACGCAAATATTGAAGCACTGAATCAGGCTTTCAATGACTTACAGGATTATGTGAATCACTATTTTGATGAGTTCAATATGCAACAGTATGTTAATGCCGCTTTGGACGAAATGGTAGACAATGGGACTATGGGTGAATTGATAGAACCTTATCTGACTCATGCCATGGATGAAGTACATCAGGCTATACTCGACCAAAACCAGAGCCTTGATGATGCTATTGAACAACAGAATCAGACTATTGATGATAAACTTGATGAAGTAGAAAATGTCGTAAATGGATTTGATGATAGGGTAAATCTGCTTGAAACAAGAATGATAGGTCTTATGCAGAATTATACCAATAACAATACTACGGTTATCAATGCACCATCAGGGGCTGAACAGTATTCAAGAGGAATAAATTTAGGTGATACTGACTTTGAATTCCTTGAGATATACTACTCCTATGGAAATGTTGTTGCTACAAAAGAAGTTGGAGGGCCAACACCTGAAAGTCTTGGTACATATACTGCAAATGGAAATACCTGTGGTGTGTATAAAAGAAACATCAGGGATTTAGGGCCAACTGCAAAACCTATTGTAATAACTTTGTTCCCACCTCAGACATCCAATTTGCCGAATACTGAATTAGGTAATAAGCAGATATATAAGATAAATGCTTATTATATGTATATTGTTTCTTTGAACACAATTATAAAGGTACAGGAAGATATCTGGTACTGGGATGGCGTTTCACTCAGTTCAATTACAATGAACTCAAGTACAAGTTCAAATAGGATTAACATTGATTATGTTGCTTGTATAAGGAATATACCAAATACACCTGGAGAACTTGCAGACATTAGAGTTGGATATAATGGACAAACTTATGTAAATGCTGGTGACGCAGTAAGAGCACAGTTTAGCGACGTAGTTGCACGAATCACTGCATTAGAAACTGCTCTAACTAATACGCCTAATGTGTACCACGGATACACTGATAGTCAGCCAGATGCTGGAACAAAAAATGTTACAATAGTAAGCATAAATAATCAACCTACTACATTCAAAGATGGCGATGTATTTATCATTAAATATATAAATGGTAATACACAAGATTCATTTAACTATGACCTCGATTTTGGCCAAATTGCTGCGTTCGACCTTGCTTACCAACCTGCAATCTTAGGCGCTGGTAGTGTTGAAACTTATGTACTCCATGACCAACTGATGTATCCTATCTCAAGGTTAAGACCAACTGACGCATAAGAAATTAGGGCAAAGGCGTAAAAACCTTTGCTCTTTTTATATTCGCACCTGTGTACCTGACTGTGCAAAATCGCCCATAAAATCGGGAACCGGTT